ATTTACCAACAAGCAAGCACTACTAACTTAGTTGTAGCAAATGCAAGTGGATTAGTTGAGAATGGACGTGTTGAGGTTAAAGGAATTGAAACAGATTTAAATGAATTTACAGGCGAACAAATAACATATAAAGAATTTAATGGCTAAGAATAGTATAGAAGTAGTTAGTAACAATTTGGCATTTGTAACATTTGCTGAAGAGAAACGTCCCGAAATTAAAAAGGATTGGTCTTATGATTACATTAAGTACGGTAAAAAAAATGATTTCCCGAATGAGTTAATTCGTTATTTTGAAGAGCACGCCGAACATGGTGCAATTGTAAACGCAAAGGCACGTTATTTATTCGGCAAAGGGTTAAAGGCGGTTAATCCTGAACAAGAATTAGTAGCAAATCAATTTTTAGATTCTGCTAATCGTTATGAAACTTGGAATGATTTAGGAAAAAAGTTAGCATTAGATTGTGAATTATTTAATAGCTTTTATTTGCAAATCATAACTGATATGAGTGGCAATCCAAAAGAGTTTTTTCAATTACAATATGCTAAGTGTCGATTATCAGAATGTAAAACTAAATTATATTTTAATGAAGACTGGATTAAAAAACCATCCGATTTTAAAGTATTTGATTTATATAATAAGGGTGAGGTTGGAACATTCTTTACAACGTTTAAATATTACCAACCATCTAAAAGTAAGTGGGATTCTATTTATGCAAAAGTACCTTATAACGGTTGCTTAAGCGAAATTAAAAGTGATATTGATATTACTACCTTTAATGATAGCTATGTTAAAAAAGGATTCTCTGCGGGTACAATGGTTACTTTCTTTAATGGCGAACAGTCCCCAGAGGTTAAGCGACAAATCAAAGATAGGTTTGAACAAGGTTTATGCTCACCTGACAATGCTGGCGAAGTAGTAATTAACTTTGCGGATAAAGGCGGACAAGCTGCACAAATACAAGCGTTAAACGTTGACGACTTAGATAAGAAATTTGAATTTATATCTAAGCGTTACCAACAAAAGATTGTAACAGGCCACAATATAACTAACCCCGAATTGTTTGGTATTAAACAAGAGGGCAGTGCATTAGGTAATCGTGTTTCAATTAAGGAATCACACGAATTATTTTTAAATACATACACTAAGCCACGTCAAGAAACATTTGTTACATTCATTGAAAACATTTGTTATTCAGTAACAGGAATATGGATTGACTTTGAAATTGAACAATTAGATGCTATTGGTTACGATCTAACTAATGATGCTGACTTAACACAAGATGAGCGTAGAAAGTTAAAAGGATATGAGCCATTAGTAGCTACTAAATTAGATGCTAACGGAATTGAAATAAAAGAGGGTGCGGTTAATTCAACATTGACTAATTTAACAGGCAGACAATTTCAAGGCTTAATGAGAATAGTATCTAAATTTGATGCTGGTAAAATTAGCAAAGAAAGTGCTTTAGCTTTAATGGTAAGTGCTTTTGGTTTAACGGAAGCAGACGCTTTAACATTCTTAAATGAGAATGATGCGGTTGTTGAAAGTCAAGTTAAAATGGCTGAACAAACTAATACTATTTTAGCTAAGTTTAAAAGTTTAGCAAAATCGGATTATGTAGACTTTGAGTTATTATTTGAACATGACGCTCACATTCATAATTCACAGGATGCTTTAAAATTAGAGTTAAAAGCTCATAAGATGTATTTTGCCGATGCTTTGACTATTAGCATAACAGAATTAGACGACGCCGTTTTAAACGCAATACAGGGCAATCCAACGCTAACAGTTGAGCAGTTAAATGCTTTATTAAAAGTGGATGTAACTGAAAGTTTAGCAAGGTTAAATGAAAAGGGATTGATTGAAACAAATGCAAGGGGTTATGAAGCTACAACAAAAGGAATTGAAAAGGTAACTAATCCGATTGACGAATACGTTACTGAAATTAAAACAATTTATAAATACAAAACTAAGCCAGACGCTCCAGCTTTATTAACTCAATCACGTCAATATTGCAAAGAATTATTATCTGAAAGTCAAAGTAAGTTTTGGGAATTTGAAGACATTGATAGCATGAGCAATGAGTTTGGAATGAATGCTTGGGATTTTAGAGGTGGTTATTATACTAATCCAAACACTAATGAAACAACCCCTTGGTGTCGACACATTTGGAAAGCACAAACAATAAAAGTAAAAACTAAAAAATAATGGACGCTTTATTTATATCACAACAATACCTTAAAGACAAATCATTAATTAATGATAATACTGATTGGGAGCTATTGCAACCATCTATTATCATGTTACAGGATTTGAAACTTCAACAAGTATTAGGTACTCCATTATTTGACGACTTACAATCTAAAATTAATGCTGGCACTTTAAATAGTAATGAAACTAATTTAATAACTAAGTACATTCAAAAGATGTTACATTGGTATATTGTAATGGAAGCTACTACTATTTTAAAGTATCGTTATTCAAATAAAGGTGTGGTTGTTAAAAGTAGCGAAAACTCGCAACCAATTTCAGAAAGTGAAATGAAAACACTTAAGGATGATTGGCGTGCAGTGGCCGAAGAGTACGCAGAACTATTAACTAAATACTTAATTAAAAATGAAAGTTTATTTCCTTTATACAATACTTATAATTCAGAAGGTATGTATAGAAGTAGAACTAATTTAAGTACAGGAATATTTTTAAACGATGACTTCATAATTCGCAAATCGCAAATTAGCGACAATGACCAACTAATAGACTTTGGATATTTATAACTATGAGCAAAAAAAACGAGAATAAAATAATTGAAAAGTTAAAAGAAATTAAAAAAGAATATGCTAACATTAAACCAAACAATCGAGATTTTAAAGAACTTTTCTTTGAAACACAAAAGCCTAAATAGTTTCTATTTTGGTGATAAGTGGGAGGTTGGTGCATCTAGCGAAATTCAATATCCACTTTTATGGTGTTCTCTAACAAATACAATTAATACTAACGGTGTTATTGAGCGTAAATTTGTTATAGATATTTCGGATAAAGTTAATTTAGATGAGAGTAATGAAACACATGTTTTATCAGATTGTGAATTAATAGCTTTTGATTTAATTAATTACTTAGAACAGATTGAAGACTTAGGCGAAGTACCTAATTTTAGAGTAACCAAAGATTCTACGTTAACCGATTATACCGAAGACCGAGACGATATGGTTACGGGTTGGTTTTTTGAATTATCAATTAAATCGCATATCGGTAATTACTCATGTAACTTACCAATTAACAACGGTAATATTTTTGATGACAATTACATTTATATCGGAGGTTCAACAACTTCATGCGGTTCATTTGTAGTTGAAATTAAAGACCAAGACGGTAATGTAATACAAACATTTAATACAAGTGGAGAATATATAGTAACTGTATTAAGTGGAATAAAAGATACAATAACAAGCAATGTAACAACAATAACAGACGATATAATATAAGATGGGAATAGTTAACGGTAGTTTAGAATTAGGATATAAAAATACAGCATGGTTCACTGCTAATCCTACATTGGTATTAAAGGAAGGGCAAATTGTATACTTAGAACAAACGGGGACTTATAAGATAGGTAATGGTACATCAACATTAAGTGCTTTATCTTTTTTAGGTGTTAGTTCAGAAACACAAACGTTACAAAATGTAACCGACTTAGGTAACACGACTACTAATTCAATAACTGCTAATGGATTTGTAAAAAGTGGCGGGACGGCATCACAATTTTTAAAAGCTAATGGTAGTGTAGATTCAACTACTTATTTAAGTACTCAAGTAGTTCCCGTTGGAGGAACGACTGGTCAAATACTTGCAAAAGTTGACGATACTGATTATAACTTAGAATGGATTGAAAATTACGCTAACTATACAAGTGTTTTAAAGCATGAAGTCAAAGCAAGTGTAGCATTAACAAAAGGGCAAGCCGTTTATGTTAGCGGTGCAAGTGGAACTAATATGTTAGTAAGCAAAGCATCAAATGTAAGCGAAAGTACAAGCTCAAAAACATTAGGATTAATTGCTCAAGACTTAGCCATTAATGGGCAAGGCTTTGTAATAACAGAAGGTTTATTATCAAATATAAATACAAATAGTGCAACTATTGGCGATCCAGTTTGGTTAGGTGTTGACGGTGCTTTAATTTACGGATTAGCAAGTAAGCCATACGCACCAGCTCACTTAGTATTCATTGGTATTGTTACAAGAGTAAGTGGAACAGTTGGAGAAATATTTGTTAAGGTTCAAAACGGTTTTGAGTTAAGAGAAATTCATGACGTAGATTTAATAACAACTTCGCCGAGTAACAATGAAATATTAACTTTTGAAAGTTCAACAAGTTTATGGAAAAATAAAAGTGTTGTTTCTGCATTAGGATTTACGCCTTACAATGCTACTAATCCATCTAATTACATAAGCGGAATAACGAGCGGAATGGTAACGACTGCATTAGGCTTTACACCTTATAACAGTACAAATCCAAGTGGTTACATTACAGGAATAACAAGCGGAATGGTAACAACGGCTTTAGGTTTCACTCCTTACAATGCTACTAATCCATCAGGTTATATTACTTCAAGTGCTTTAACTCCTTACGCTCCATTATCTAATCCTACATTTACAACAGCTATCACAACGCCTATTGTTAATGGTGTGAGTGGTAATTTAGCTTTTGCTAATGCAGTTCAAACAAGCGGTGCAATAACTGCTTTTACTTTTACAAAGCCTAACAACACAGGACAAACGGGAGGTACTCAAATAAATGGATTTGTTGTTAATGGTGGCACACGTCAATGGAATTCGGGTAACATAGGAACTCAATCTGAAAACGTTTGGGGTGCAACAACTTATTCATTTGTAGGTACTTCAACTATTACCAACGCTTATGGTAATGTATTTAACGCACCGATAGCTGGGACTAATTGTACAATAACAACAAATTGGGCAGCAAGGTTTAATGGTGCTATTTATGTTGACTCACCAATAGGAGCTATTTTTGATAATTCAGCTGGTTCTAATTTTTTAAGAGTTA